TCGAAGTTCGAGGGAACTTCGAGACAGATGTGTGGTGAACGTAACGTTCAGTAAAGCGGGAAACCGTGGCGATGAAACGTCGCCAATTTCAGGCTGCGCAGTAACATTGCTTCCCCACCCGCTGGCGACTGCAAAAAGCCGCAGCCGCCACACGGTGGCTCAGCAATGTTTGGTGAACGTTACTGTGTAAACTAGGCCTGGAACTGCAGGTCCATCATGACGATCTTGGCGGCGAGCCACGCAAAGAGCTGCGCATGGAAACAGTCATCGGGTTGAGTTGGTGCATGCCGCCACACTTTCCTGCCCGAGGACGTGACCTCTTCATAGAGGTTGAGCACATCAGTGATGGGGTCCTTCATGTAGTTGATGCGCGGGTAGATGACGCCTCCCCGCTTCAACACCATGAAGTAGTTGTCCATGAGCGTAGTGCGGTCAGCACGGTAGCAATCGGCATCCTCAGCCCAAACGACGGGCTTGGCTTGCATGCCGTACGACACTTGCGCTACGCGGGTACGGCCCATTGCTTGCTGAACGATCTTGTTGGGCAAGTGCCCTTCACCTCGATCACCGAGGGTCAATTCGACGTTGTACGATCTCAGGACTTCGATGATGTCTTCAACGATGGTAATGGGGTTCACTATAGGGTAGATGCGGAAGTAGAGGGTTTTCAATCGGTGATCATCGGTGACGCCAAAAATCCAAATCACGGTACGGCTCACACCTTCAACGCCACCACCTGACCAATCGATGCCCGCGCACACGTGGGAGTAATGTTGCGCGTTCGTTGGGGCTGTACGGTAGATGTCGTAATCTTTGCACAGGTCTTCCAGTTCTTGCTTACTAATGAGCCGTGCACCGATGGCATCGGATACGCCGAGCACTTCGTTCTTGAACTTGGTTTCGCTGTACCGTTCCAACTTGTTCAAGAGTCGCTGCCAGCGTGACGGGTCTTCGTTGTTGAGGGGCAGCATGGGCTGACTGATGTGATAGCCCTTGATCTTCACCCCACCCTTGACCGGTGCATCTGACGCTACTTTCGGATCGGGATTGAAGCTGTACCAACAGCCTTCCCGAGGCTGCAGGTTCTTTCCACAACGAAGACAGATGGGGCCGGTGAGTCCGATGGACGCGGCCGAATCGATGAAGTTCCAGTTACCACAACCAGAGCACCGCATGACCCACTCAGTCTGTGTTGAGATGGACCAAAGGTACTCGATGGTGTTCTCCATCGTCTTCGGCGTACCAGCATACGTCTCATAGCCGTACTTGGAGTTTCCCATGCACTCAATAAGTACAGGAATAACTGCATCATACAAAACGTCCTGTACTTCATCGATGGCTAATCGATCGGCTGTATTACCACGCGCACGATCAGGGTCGTCGCAGGCGTACGTAAATTTGACTTCTGAACCGTTCTTGAACATACGGAGCATGGTGCGGGACGTGAATTCTCGCGTCGTAAAGAAACGACGAACGAGCGGAGAGTACTGCACCACTTTGGCGATACGTGTATTACTGAAGGTCTGTGTCTGTTCCTGCGAAGGCGAAACGTAAAGTGTGCGAAAGTGAGGGGTACCGATACTTTCGCTGACTGTGAAGTTGCATAGAGTTGTGCTCTTGGCTACTTGCCGAGCAGTTTTTAAGAGTAACCCTTGGTCTTTCCCGTCGTAAATAGTGGGATAGAACGGGTAATCATGCAGACTAAAGGGTGCTCCGTCCAAAAACAATAAGCGGGTCGATAGTTCCGACCGCAACAGAGGTGGGACGTCAATGCTCACGATCAATTCATAGGGGAGAAAAGGCTAAAATGCAACAGGTGAAACTGAATTTTCCGGGTACGTTAGTCCGTCCAGTCGAATTGCTGAGAGCAGGGACGCCTGTCCTACTGCACTTCGCAGCCCAAATGACGCACATTCCGGTCCTGATCGTACCGGACACCGCTATCACGTTCGTGGGCTACGAGAAGTCTTTCACGGGTGGCCCCAAGGGCACACACTGGTACGTCACCGTTGTGGGCCTTGACAGCCGGACGTACACGTTCACGCCCAACGGGAGTTTGCACGTGGGTTACGTTCAGGAGAAGCTGCAACTCTCACACGAGGGTGATGTACGCAATCTGGTGGTACTCTTGAACGCGCTCAGTCACGAAGCAGGTCCGGAATACTACCTCTCCCACATCCCATTGCGCGATGATCATCTCGATCACGAGGCGTACGATAAGGATTCGAGTGTGCTCCATGTCCAATAACACGCAAAAAGAAAATCAGCCCGAATCCTTCTACAGCAAACTCGGCATTCCTCTGGCCAGCGTCAAGGGCGCCAAGAACGCCATCGAGGCCAACCGCTACACGGGCAACGCTGTGTGTCTGGTTGGTGACGCTGGCATTGGAAAATCGCAACTTGTCCGCCAGATCGCTGCCGACCGCACGCCTACGAAGCCCTTTCACTGGGATGGCCAGGACTGGAAGGAATCGCTGCCTATCAAGACGCTCTACCTGGCGCACTTTCAGGCTGAGGACATGGGTGTGCCCTACCCCAGCAGAGCCAAGCGCAACGAGCTATTACAAGAGTGTCAATTGTTCCTCAATTTGGCCACGCACGCCAAAGAGCGGGGTGATCAGCCGCAGTACGCCAAGTACGTGAGCTATGTGAATGACCTCAGCAGCCGCATCATCGGCATGGGCTCTCCGCTTGAGGACGGCACCTTCGAGTTCCTGGTGGAGCGGTCACTCAAGGACATGCCGCAGGAGGGCATCCTCTTCCTGGATGAGTGGAACCGCGCTGAGAAGAGCACCATCAAGGCATTCTTCACCCTTCTGGAGGACCGAAGGGTACACGGAGTGCAGCTCGTTCCCGATGGCATCCAAATCGTTGCCGCGATGAATCCCAGCAACGCCGCCTACTCGGTCAACGAAGCCGAGAAGGATCACGCGTTCCGCCGTCGTCTCATCTTCGTTGCCCTCACCGTGAACGTGGGTGCCTGGCTGAACTATGCAGAGAACAAGTTCCACCCGCTAGTGGTGGATTTCGTGAAAGCCATGCCAGACGCACTCTACGATATGCGGCTTCGGGACGCTGGTAAGGCCTTCCCCTGCCCCGCGACCTGGGAGAAGGTCTCTCTGCTCTTGCAGCGCAACGAGGAACTGAACATGGACCTCAACAGTGAGGGTGTTTACCTCTCGGTCTGTGGCATCATCGGCGAATCGCAGGGCAGTGAGTTCGTGCAGTACGTCAAGAACAACGACATCGTGATCGCTCCGATGGACCTCCTCAAGAACTACAACGAGAAGTCCAAACTGCGTGCGAAGGTGAAGCGCTTGGTCAAAGAGGCGCGTTTCGACGTCATCAAGAAGCTGTGCTCGGGCGTGGGTATCCTACTCTTCGCGCATAAGATCGACCCCGACTCGATTCGAATGCAACTCGGACTCTTCATGGGCGACTTGCCCTCAGAGATGGCTCTGGCCATGATCGAAGAGGATTTTGGCCGAGCGGCGGCTGACACGGAGGGAGGTGACGCCTATCTGACGCAGCTCTCCAAAACGATGGTGTCCCAGCCGGCCTATCAGGGCCTCTTCAAAACCATCGGTTCAGCGCTGAAGAAGATGGATGCTGCGGCGAAGGGGCGTACGCCCAAGGATCCCTTGGCGCCCTAGCCTCGTAGCTTCTTGAGGTCTGTTTCGTAGCGATCTGTACGCTCTTGCAAGTATTGGTCGACGGTTGTGAGTTGCGCCAGCTGGTATCCGAGCGAATCGTCTTCAAAGACTCGCTCGGATATCGGCTTTTCTTTCAGTACATGCCACGCGGCTGTGATGTCTTTCTTTGCGACGTGACCACTACCGTTGACCATCTTGTCGAGCAGGGGTTGTGCGAACTGCAGAAGGTCGGGTGCCAAAACGTATCCGGCACGGTGTAAAATCGTAGCAGTATACGCTGTGGGCTCTCGGTCAAACGTAGGGGTCTCTTTGATCTCGGATTGCGTGAAGAGAAGCTCGGCTTCGAAAACGCCCCAGCTGATTTGCCCCGGTGTAGCTTCTTGGAGCGTATCCGGTGCGATGTCCATATCGTTGAACGCCATAACCGTGTTTTCGAAGATGTTTACTTCCCACCAGAACGCGGGAAGCATCAGCAGGGTGTGGGCAGCCAGAATCTTGTCGCGGTTCACGAGGGGGATATCTACATCGTCACGTGATAACGACAACCAGAGAGACTCTGGCTCCCACGCTCGTACCTGTCCACCGTAAAGTACCTCAACTGCGTAAGTACACGCGGTGGCCGACGTGTGAGAATCACGAAGTAATGCCCGCGCCGCATCGTGCTTCTGACTGGAGGGCGCAGGTTTTTGATGCTGGCGCACGAGGCGCAGTAATTGAAGCTCGATGCTCACGGAACCTGATGCTTCAAGATGAGCTTGAGATCCAGGGGAAGCGTGCGCAGTAATTCACCGAGCTTGGTAGAATCGACGGCTCCTGCCTTATCGGTGAACTCACGTGCCATGTCGTCACCGACGAGATCACCCCAGAAGGATGCGGGCATCTGCGCCAGTTTGGAAAGCGCTACTGAACGACCACCGAGATCGACCATCTCTTCAGCGATCTTCTCGCTATTGAAAACAGTGCGGATGGGATCGGGGAGTTTCTTGTCGTAGAACTTGTCCAACCCAGCTTGCTTGTCCAACTTGGCAAGCGTGTCGGTCAGAGCAAGCAGTTCATCACGGTCATGCACTTCTTCGCCCCGGCCTTTCAGGGCTACGGCGAGCTTCTCGTACGCAGTCTGGAAGAGCGGTTCCTTGACGGCGGCAGCACGAGCCTCGATCCAGTCCATCGCGGTCTTGGTGGTGCAGACCGTCATACCGGCCATGCGGTGTGTGACTGGCTCCAGACTGACGTTGAAGTCGCGTGCCTTCTTCACCAGGTTGGTGAAGCCTTCGGCGCGGTCTTCGATGCTGAGCCGAGGGTACTGCTCGAGGAGGATGTTCTCCGCGACCTTCACGTCAGCGGCGGTCTTGACCCGCAGCTTCTTGTGGGTGCGCAGAAGATAGTCTTCGACGAGGTCGGGAGGTGGTGCAGAGGCCGTCTTCGTCGCTTCGATGATGTAGTTTACGCCGTAAATGTCGACGGCCTTCTTGAGGGCCACATCGACTTCGACGGGAACGGCAGCGCACTTCTCACGGTATGCCCAGGAGAGCACCGTATTCTCCGCCGTGTTGATGGGGAAACGGCGCTGCTCCGGCCACGCGAAAGCGGAGTCCGGCAAGGTGTCCGCTTCGCTGGGGTTCAGTTCGGCATGCTTCACGAACTCAGCGACAGCGGGGCGTTCACGAAGGGTGTGGTACAAGAGGCCGTACGCGGGGTCGTGGTACTGGTCCCTGATGTCCATAATGCCTCCTGCCTATAATGCACGGTAGTTAGCCGAATTTTGCAAGAAAAAAAGGAGAATAGCAAGCATGGACGTGACTTTGTCCGAAGCGTTCACGTACCTGGTCGCGGGGAAAAATCGAAATTTCTATGCGAAATTGATAGCTTCGCTGATTCGGCAAGAAAGACCGGGACTCGGCACGATGGCCGTCGGTATCAATCGCGACGGCAAGTACGTGCTCTTCTACGACCCCGAGTTCGTCCACAAGGTGGAACTCACGGAGTTGGTGCTCACCTGCATGCACGAGGTACTCCATCTCCTGTTGGGGCACATCTCTCGATTCCTCAATTTGCTGAGCGGTCTCGTCAGCGACGGAGAGAAGAAAAAGTACAAGTTGGTCATGAACCCGTCTGCCGATCTTGCCGCTAACGAACTGATGCGGCTCGAAAAGGGTTTCGATAAAGAGTACGGCGAGTACTTCTACGGCAGTGAGAAGACCGAGGGACGACTCTTCCTTACGCCCGAGAAGTACGGGCTTGAGCGCAACTTGCCTTTTGAAGCGTACATCTTCCACATGCTGAGCCGTCTGGAAACGCACAAGCAGGACACACCAGCAGGGCAAGTGACTGTACAAGGTATGCGTGTGCCTGGAGCAGGAGGCCAGGGTGCCTCGAGCAAGAACAAGAAAGGCGGTAAAGGGAGTGGAAGTGGCGATGAGGAACCTGGACAGGGTTCTGGTTCCGGTAAAGGTCAGGAACAAGGAAACGACAAGAACGAACAATTCGTTGTGCTCGACGCTGAGTTCAATCCCCACAAGTTCTGGGAAGCCGAAACAGAGGGCATGACCTCGGAAGAGATTCAGGGTCTCTCGGATCGGTTACAAAATGAGCTGAAGCTACTCGTCCGCAACGCGGCCAAGGGCATCAAAGGGCGGGGTACGTTGCCCTCTGATGTTGAAGAGCTGATCGATAAGATCTTGAAGACACCGACGGTGCCGTGGCCCCATCTCCTCCGCACCCTTTGTGTGCGTACCCGAGAAACAAAGGTCTCACGTGGGATGTCACGCCCCAACAGGCGCATGCACGGCATTCCGCAGATCTTGCCATTTCCCGGTCGTGACCGGGACCGCAAATTCACTATCCTCTTTGTGCTGGATACGTCTGGTTCAATGGGGGCGGAAGAACTAACGCTCGGTCTCAACGAACTCTTGAACATCGTCCAAACAGAAGAGGACGTACACCTTTGGGTGATGTACTGCGACGCCGCGTTGCAAATGACTTACGAGGTGAAGTCCATCGACGACATCAACTTCAAGGTTGCAGGACGTGGCGGCACTGATTTCAATCCACCGTTCATCAAGTGCCGAGAGATGCTCCAATCCGGTACCGGTCCAGACATCCTCATCTACGCCACCGACGGCTACGCGCCGGCACCCGATGAGGACAACCGCGTACCCATCCCCGTTGTCTGGTTGCTCACGCCGAATCACACGATTCCTTCACTCGATTACGGGCATCACCTTATCATGGAAAACCAATGAAACGCACACATGGCGAAAGTCAACGCACCCCCGAGTACGCCGTTTGGGCAAATATGATGGAACGTTGCAATAACCCTAACCACCATGATTATCCACACTATGGCGCACGAGGTATACGCGTCTGCAAACGGTGGATGAGTTACATCACTTTTCTTAAAGACATGGGACGACGTCCACCACAGATGACGCTCGAACGACTTAATACTAACCGTAATTACACGCCAAGTAACTGTGTCTGGGCAACACGTCTCCAACAAAGTCAGAATCAACGGAGTACACGTTTCTTGACATACAAAGGAAAACGGATGTGCCTTAGTGCTTGGGCGCGTGAACTCGGTATTAGCCCCGGTACATTACACCGTCGTTTGGCTTGTGGGTGGACCTTACAGGACACGTTCAGTTCACAAAAACAGCGAAAAGGAAGTCGACGTGCAAACACCCATTAACGCCATTTACAAGGTGAAGGTCAACCGGAGCTTCATCAGCCGGTTTCCATTCGACCTCTTCTACCTCGTACATGCGGATGTCCGCCATCTCCTTTCGCGGTTGTTCCCAGCGTCATTGTGCTTCCCCATTGAGGATGAGCTGAAAAAGCTCGTCGATAACTTGTGGACTAAGTCCGCAGTGTACGTCTTGGACAATCACGAGGAACACAAGACCTGCGATGGCCGCATCGTTCTTACGCAAGTTGTTCAACCCAACCAGCTCGACATGTACTTCCTTGTGGTGCCAATCCTCCTCGAAAAACGCCAAGTCAAAGAGATGGGAGACGACCAACTAGGCGTAAAGGTTGTCTCGACGCACCGTAGTCCCAAGTACATCACAGCGCCGCGACACATCAAGCCAACCGAGAACAAGTTCTCCAACATCTTTTCCCACGGCACGGTGCTCTTTACACCACGAGGGCCGATGCGCCCCATCTGCTTGGCCTGTCCAAGACACCTTTTGCAACTGCAAGGGAAGTGTTCACTGGGCGGCAAGGAGTGCTACACCTGGCTAACACTACAAGGGGATCAAGCGGCCCCACGAGAGGAGGCTGACGATGAGCAGCTATCAGGACTTGGAGCTGACGTCGATCACGCTCCCTCCGAATGAACTCCTACAGCAACCCATTCCGTACATCATCGATGACTTTTCGCTGGCGTTGCATTTGGGGATGCGCTGCAAGACCTTATGGTTCTGCATCCTGAAAAGAGATTCGCTGTACAAGATCTTCTCCATTCCGAAAGCAAATGGAAAGCGCCGGCTGATCCACAACCCACACCCCGTACTGAAGTTCGTGCAACGACGCATTGACCAAGTGCTGCTCAAACCACTACCACTGCACCCCTGCGTTGGGGCGTACGTTGTGGGCAAGAGTTGCAAGGACACGGCGGCGAAGCACGTAGGGCAAGGCGTTCGCATCGGGATGGACCTGCAGGACTTCTTTCCATCCCACTCCGCATCGCGTATTCGTGGGTTCTTTCACCACTTGGGCTACTCGCACTACGTGGCTAACCTGTTGGCTACGTTGTGCACTGCCCCTTTCCGTAAGAAAAACCCAGCCGACTTTAAGGAGTTCTCGTACCGTGCCCCACAGGGATCCCCGGCTTCGCCCTCGCTGTGCAATCTCATCGCCCAGCTTGCCTTGGATCGCCTCGTTCTTCACACGTTGGGGCCGGAAGGGTGGACCTATACGCGGTATTCCGATGACTTGTGTCTGAGCCATCCAGCGGACCTATCCAAGAACGATGTCGATGCGACGCTCGAGCGTATGTACGGCCTCATCGAAGAGGCCGGGTACCGAACCAACAAGGCCAAGACAAAGGTGCAACGTCGCTGGCGACGTCAAAAGATGCTCGGCATCGTGGTGAACGAGAAAGTGTCGATACCTCGCGACGAGTATCGACGATACCGTGCGTTGTTGCACAACTGCTTGATGCAAGGGTGGGTGGTCAACTCTTTACGCTTCGGGTGGGACCCGGTCGAGACCTTCCACGACCACGTGAAAGGTAAGATCTGCTACATCAAGCACGTCGATTTGGCGAAGGGTGAGAAACTCGAAAAGATGTATCTGGAGGTAATTGAAAAACATGGCACAGGCGTTGACGCCAACCCTATCCAAGGTAGTCACCTACTGTCGAGCGAGCCCCTCGAAGAAGACCTTGGGCCTCCTGTTCTATAATGACGATGGGCACAGTGAAGAAGAACTGCGAGCCATCGTCGCGCACGATGAGGTACGAGGTCTGTTAGGGCCGACTTTTTTCGGTACTATTCTGCAATGGGGACCATCAAGCTGGTACCGCTCGCACTACTACAACCAACACCTTACGGAATGGTTACCCAGTAACACGGGACACCGGGAAGAAGCCTATTACCTAGCGCCCCAGCTTTGGTATCCACCGACGGTGTTGCATCCCAAAACGGCGCCCATCCTCTTTCGTGCCCATGACCACATTGGTCGCTACGACACGATGGAAATGTACGTTGGCTGCATGGCGATGCAGAAGTTCATCGACTGCAGTAAGTGCGAGGACTTTGGAACAAACTGCCTTCTCGCAAACATGCCCGATCCCTTACCGCAAACAGTCATCAACAATGGACGACAGCTCTTCTTACCGGAGATCACCAAGATTCAGTCTGATGAGTTGTGTGAAATCCATGAACAAGAAAGCGGGTTCATGGAAATCGACGACTGGGCTGAGAAACACTTTCAATCCTGGAAGTCGACCATCGCGGGTTACACGGTAATTCCCTCGGTCGCAACGGCGAACGATGCGTTACGACCGGGGGTGGTCGGTGCACGTCCTCCCTTCAAACACAGCTTCAGCGGTCTCGACCATGTGCGTGAGGAACTATCCAATCGGTCTAAGAACGGGGTGCATACACGTGAGACGCGTCGAACACAGTGCTCGAAATGCTACTTCGGGGGCACACACGGAAAACACGTCTCTACATGTGAGAAATGGGCACCACGGGCTTGTACCCACGGAGCCTGGACCGAAGAAGAGATTATCGAGACAACCATCGTGGGGATGGAGCCCCGGCTCAAAGCGAGTGGGTTCGATCTAGAGATGCTCTGGCGTGTGAGTTTGATCGCAGGCCATAGGTTCAAGCGTGGACGACAGCAATGGATGGTCAGTCGTATGCGCCGCATGTCTGACGGAAGTATGGCCATCGACCTTGCCCGTACGGCGCGTAAGGAGCGCGGTGAAACGCAGGGCATCACATCCTTCGATGAGATCTACAAGACATTATCCGATGAGGAAAAAGAGAGACTGGATCGTCGTAACGAGATCGACCGACGTGAACTTGCGTTAATGATCCAGCTCTCTGTTCCAAACGCAGGCAAGGGTTATGTTTGCTACCATGAGGGGTTTGTCTACCATCAGCCCAAGATTGCCTACGCTCGACTCCAGCACAACTGGAAAGCTCAGCTCGGTATCTGGGGGCGCACATACGAACGAGACGTCAGCTTCAATACCACAGACGGTTTTGCCCGCATGGTAGACTACTTCGGCGACTTGCCGTTCTTCTCACGTCTTCGTTGGGGCGATAAAGAGTACAACGGGGAACAGTCAGGGTACCGCTTCACACACTGGGTACGTTAAGTCGTCGTACTCGACCCAACCAGCGGATCCGTAGGTGTCCAGGTGGGCTTCAACGCACGAACAGCGGCGAGGGCGGCCTCGGTAGCCATTTGAGCACTCTCATAGGCTGCCTGGGCGCTCTCGTACGCTGTTCGTGCGTTGGCCACCGCTGTATCAGCGGTTGTTTTAGCTGTCTGGGCTGTATTCAGCTCGGTTTGGCGCGTCGCGCAGAATGCGGCGAAGAGCGCTTGATTGGCAACAGCGGTGTTCTTGACGACTTCGGCGGTAGCGACATCTCCACGGAACGTGAGGATGTCCGTGTCCATTGCACCAAGCTGACTGTTGTACGTTGTGACTGCTGAATCGTATGTTGCTTTTTGTCCAGCGGTAGGTGGATCAGCTGTGCAAGCACTACGGAGTGCATCAGCAGCGGTTCGGAAGGTTTTGGACTGTGTAAGAAAGAGCCCCGCACCAGTTCCAGTTGCGCCGAAAGCATTTGATTTGGTGTACAGCGTAGAGAAGCCAGCGAGGCAAGCATCGAAGTAGCCCTTCGCTGTAACGCAATCGTTGTACAGTGTTTGAGCGCTAGTGACACCACTGGTGGCGTCTGATGCATCCGTTACGGCAGTATCGTATGCGCTCTTGGCGTCGTCGCGCGCAATGAACATTACCGCTTCGGACTTCGCAGCGGCGTCATACGCATCGACCAGCGTGTTGAAGGTATCGAGACCGGTGCGAGGATGCTCTGTGGTTTCAGTGGTGGCTTCGAACTCGGTATCGTACATCTCCCATTCAGTGACCATCTCGTCGATGCGCGTTTTCAGTACGTCCGTCGCACTAACGGCGGTTGGGAGATCGTCGTAATAAAACACCCAAGAATCGATGCGATAGAACTCTTCGTGATCCAACACGGCTTGCGCGCGGTCTTCGCCAAACGTAGAAAAATCAGGAACGGCAACTACGCGGCCAAACGTATCCGCTTTTGGATCATCGGGATCATTGATCTGGATACAGAAGATGGCCTTTGTGGGAAGAGGGCCTTGTTCTGTGGTCCAGATAGTGATCTTGAACTGAGTCTTGCCATCAACAACGACGGCTTCACGGGTCTGTTGGGTAGTTGCGACAGTCGCCATGGTTACGCTCCTGCCGTGTAGGTGTAGGTCTGTTTGCCTACGTTGAAGTTCGCCGCCGTCCGTGCGGTGTCTTGCACGAGTGCATTGAGACGCTGTGCTACTACGCGTGCAAAGTCGCCCGCCAAGAATACGTCGGTGAATTCTCGATTAACGCTCGGCAAGCGGTAGTACTCCAGATTCTGTGCCAGAGCTTCTGCCAGCGTTTCGGGGTAATTGGCAAGGTCGTACTGTGTAGCGATGTGACTGTAGTCTTGCGTGCTGACCTTGAAGACGAACAGCGACATGCTGATGTTCGTTGCCGCTGCGATAAGATTTTCAACGATGTAGAGATCAGAGTCATCGTCCGCTTTGGCAATGCGTGTCGTTTGATCAAGTGTGATTGAAAGGCTCATCCGTAGTACACCGTGGTTTCGACCCCAACGAACTGGGTGCCATGGATTTTGCTATCTTTGACTAACTTGTCCACCATCGTTTTTACAGCAGTTGCGTGAGCTGACGCTTCTGCAACGTCTCCATAAAGCATGACGAGATGACGTCGCAGCCACGTTGTTTGTGCCGTGTCATTGCGGTAGCATTTCGCACCGGTACCCGTGCTTCCACAAGACCAGTTCAACCCTGCAGCAGCGGTGGGGAACGGTTTGGTTGCAACCACGTCCATATACTTACCCGTACCATCCACAGAAGCGACTGTGAATGTTGCAACGGTGAACGATGTATCGAACCACTCGGGCACGACCGTCACTGCGTTTGTGATCGTGATGGTTGCGCCGGGCACGATGCCCGTGAACTCACCCACACTTGCCGCTTCTAAGCGAACGAGAGGTACCTCATCGTACGCTTCGAGGTCATCGAGCGTAGCAACGCGGAGGTACTTCTCTTCGACATCGGTGAGTCCAGCCGTGAGCACAAAGATGGCGTAGAGTCCATCAGGGATCGCTGAAAGCACCGTTGACCGGGTGCGGTATTTCGTACCTACAACATTGCGTTCTTGTTGGAGTGTAACAGTGGTAGCCATGCACCGGTTCCCTGTTGACTGATTGGAAGATCTGGAGAATCATAGGTCATTGTAGTCGAAGAGATCAACCTCAGAGAATCACATGCCCGTGTACGTAGGCGTCGACCAGGCGCTTCGAAAGATAGGCGTTTGCGTGCTGCAGGGTGACGAGGCGGTCGACTTGAAGCTCGTCCTACCTCCGTCCGACCTCCGGGGACCTGAGCGTCTACAGTACCTTCGCGACGCTCTTTGGAACTACCTCTCACCCCACAAAGGCAAGACCACCAAGTGCGCCATGGAAGCGCAGTCACTCGGGTCTCTAGGAGATCTCGACCAGCTCGGACAGATAAACGGCGTTGTTCAAGTTCTCCTCAGTGACCTCGGCGCTACACCCCTTCTTGTTGCTCCCGCCCTTTTGAAGAAATTCGTCACAGGCCAAGGCCAAGCAACCAAGCAGGCCATGATGGTCGCAACCCATAAACACTGGAATGTGCAAATCGTTCAAGACGACCTCTGTGATGCGCACGGCCTCGCACGTCTGGCCAAAGAATATACAGAGAATACCTCCACCAATCGCGCACAGATCGAAGTCATTCATCGCCTGTCCCATAGTCGAAAGAAGGCGCGCATCAAGCGTCTCTTTCCCAACGCCCTCTAGCTTTCAGGAGTCGGCATGGAGTCCACGAGGCCTTCCAGCAATGGGATTATTACGCTCAATACAGCGGCACAGCCTATAGAAGCGGCGCAGCCCGTATCAACACGGCTGACGTATTCGTCGTATTTCTGTCCTGAAAACGTCGATCCTTTCACGCAAGTCAGTTGGCGCCTGATCGATGTCGTGCTCAAAGATGGCGAGGGGAACGTCATCTTCGAACAAGCGGGCGTCGAAGCACCGGTACGTTGGTCCGAACGAGCTGTTCGTATCGTGGCGCAGAAGTATTTTCGCGGTCGCCTCGGTACACCGGAACGTGAGTACAGCGTCAAACAGATCATCAAGCGGGTTGTGGGTACGATCTACGAATGGGCAATGGTGCAGGGTTATTTTGAAACACCGAAGGATGCCCAGCGCTTCTACAACGACCTTGTTGTTTTGCTGCTCGAACAAAAAGGGTCATTCAACTCGCCCGTGTGGTTCAACCTCGGCGTCAAAGACACGCTCCCTCAGGTCAGTGCGTGTTTCATCCAATCGGTCGAAGACAACATGCAGTCCATCGCCGAGCTGCAGATGGGTGAGACACTCATCTTCAAACGAGGATCCGGTACTGGTACGAACTTTTCGAGCTTGCGATCACGGAAAGAGCACCTGGCAGGTGGGGGTACCGCGTCGGGTCCGGTGTCCTTCATGCGGGGTCTGGACGCGTGGGCTGGGGTCATCAAATCAGGCGGCAAAACACGCCGTGCTGCCAAGATGGCTATCCTGAACATCGACCACCCGGACATCCTCGAGTTCATCGAGTGCAAGCTCAAGGAAGAGGAGCGAGCACAGGAACTAGCGAAAGCAGGGTACTCCACGGACTTTGATGACGCTAACGGTGCTTACGCTTCGGTGTGTTTCCAGAACGCGAATCACGCCATCCGCGTACCGGATGAGTTCATGAACGCTGTCCAACTTGCGATGGAGAACCCCTCGCTAGACCCGCTGTGGGAGTTGCGGGCACGCACTACAGGAGAAGTCATCGACCGTGTGCCGGTACGAACCCTCTGGAACAAGATCTGCGAGGCGTCGTACATCTGCGGTGACCCAGGTATGCAGTTCGATACGACCACTAACAAGTGGCACACTTGCCCCAGCGATGGACGAATCAACGCTACAAACCCCTGCTCAGAATTCGCATTTCTAGACGATACGTCGTGCAACCTCGCTAGTTTGAACCTCATGGCTTTCACAGGAAATGCATCTACGGATATTTTCAACACCGAAGACTTCCAGAAAGCAGTCAGCGTGTTCATCATTGCGCAGGACGCCATGGTCTCACAGGCGTTCTACCCCACGGAGCGCATCGCTGCGGCCACCAAGAAGTACCGTGCCCTTGGCCTCGGTTTCACGAACCTGGGTGCCTTCCTGATGGCGCAGGGTCTTGCATACGATAGTGATGCTGCACGCAGCATCACCTCCGAGATCACGTCGCTCATGACTGCGACAGCGTACCTCACCTCGGCCAAGATCGCGGCTGTGCTTGGCCCCTTCGAAGCCTACGAGCGCAATCGTCCCGCCATGGAACGTGTGATCAAGCAGCACCGGGATGAAGCCTACCGGCACCGCTTGCAATCCGTGGATGTCTGGGACCGTGCTATCACAGTGGGAGAGGTCTGTGGTTACCGCAATGCGCAGACCACTCTGATCGCCCCAACTGGCACCATCAGTTTCATGATGGATTGCGACACCACGGGCTGCGAGCCTGAGATCAGTCTTTACAAGGTAAAGAAACTGGTTGGCGGAGGCTCGGTTGTACTGGAAAACCGCATTGTTGATCAGGCGCTAAAGGCGCTGGGGTACAACGAAACAGAGCGGGAGGGGATGCTTCGCTACCTCGGAGAAAACAAGACCCTGGAGGGTTGTTCCTGGCTCCGTTCACAGCATTGGCCGGTGTTCGATTGTGCGGTGCCTTCAGCGGGGAAAAGAATCCTGTCGCTGCCAGCACATCTCGACATGATGATGGCTATTCAGCCCTTCATCTCGGGAGCCATCTCGAAGACCGTGAACATGGCGGCGAGCGCTACCGCTGAAGACATCGGCAAAGCGTTCTTCAATGCGTGGTTGAACGGTATCAAGAACATCATCGTCTACCGTAACAGGTCCAAGCTCAGTCAGCCCATCGAGTCCAAGAAAGCGCCCGCAGCCACTTTCGTCGCCGATCCCACACCAGTGCGGCGCAAGCTGCGTGATCATCAGAACAACTGCCACCGCATCAAGATCGAGTTCGGGCAGATGGAGGGGTATCTAGTAGTTACCCCGTACGAGGACACTGGAATGCCCGGCGAGATCTTCGTCGTACTCTCCAAGGAAGGCTCGACCATCAGCGGGCTCGTCGATGGATGGGCCACAGGGGTTTCATTATGTTTGCAGTATGGTGTCCCTCTCGAGAAGCTGGTAGACAAATTCAGTCACGCCAAGTTCGAACCATCAGGTTTCTCGTCTGACCCTGATATTCGACATGCATCGAGCATCTACGATGCCATCATCCGTAAGCTGGCCGCAGTGTTTATCTTGCAAGATGTGAAACCCGCGTCTATCGAAGAGATCAACTTCGAGAAACCGTTTACAGTGGTAGATGTTATGGCACGTCCAATCTGCACGGTCTGTGGTAGTATTACACAACAGAATGGCGCAACTTGTTACGTGTGCCCCGTTTGCGGTAACGGGACAGGCTGCAGCTAGAAAGGGACACAAACATGACAAAAAGAGAATGCAGCAACTGCAAGGCCAAGCAGCCCTTACCCCAGATGATCGTGGTGCAGGCGCACAACAAGACAGTCGCACTTATTTGCCCGGACTGTCAGCAGGCCAAGAAGATCCAGATCACTCTCGAGAAGACGAAGGACGGTGATTGGAAGTTCTATCAATACTTCCCCGTCGAGACGTAGCAATGCCACCCAGCAAGACAGAGATGCGGATCGGCCTTAGTCCGGCATTTTTGCGCATCGCCTACTATTACCTCCGTCTGGGCGAAGGAGAATACACCCCAAACGGAGGACACCATCCACACTACGACAAAGTCATCGTACGTGAACTCTATGAGTTCGGTGAGAATCCGGCGATGCCGGGAGAGTATGCGGGTGGGATGACTGTCGTGTTTTACAAGGACGGGCACCGCTTGCGCTTCGTCGAGTTTCGCTGCCAAGTCGTAGGCGGCGGTGGTTATCCCATCATGCGTTCTGTGGACTAAAGGAGAGCATCATGCGCGGTCTCATCGCTGTTCTACTGTTGTGGGGAGGGTGTGGATCACCGTGCCAGCAGGTCAAGGCGACTCGTTGCAACGCACAGGTTGTAGAGTTGTGTGGTTCAAATCAAAAGTGGCAGCGTGTTCTTGATTGTACTCAAGTGAAGTCGATCTCCAACCCCAACGCGCCGAAGGACTGGGTGTGTGGCGAGACCACGACGGGGCACACATGCGTTCCCAAAAAGTGAGGCGGGAACGTGGCTGGAGGTTGACCTCAGGTTACTGGCCCGACCAGTTGATCTTTGGTATTGCCGTAGTGGTGGTGCTTGGGTCAATCGCACGCTTCTGTTGCCACATGTTTCAATGAAAAATGCCCGCCAAGCACCATTGCTTAGCGGGCCAGTAGAGTGTGAACCTGACTCAAAGGTAGCTCTCCCGGAGGAGGGATGCAAGATGCGCCGTTGGCGATATCGTGCGTGGCGTCTTCCCAATGGATCGAAAGTGGTCTGTGTGCTAGATCGCGAATTTCCGCCATCGCCTGATTACGACATTCAATGGGAGCATCAAACAAGTAATGGAAGATTTGGAGTTGATGTGATCTCACGTGAACAAGCTAAGATCTTGTTACGTGGTCCACGAACTCCATGCGAATGGGATGTTGATACGTTGAAAGGGGAATGATCATGCTGACTCCAGAGCTGACACGAAACTTCTGGGACCACATGCTGAAGACGTTTGGCGCCGTGGCAACGCAGAAGGGCGATGCCGAGCTGATGAAGGTCGTGGCTACTGTCCTGGATGCGTTCGGCGTGCAGGACAAAGAGCAGTTCATGAAGGACTTCGTGACCACCCTGGGCCGTACCATCTACATCCCCTTCGAGGTCGGGATCGAGATCCCCCGCTGGCCGCTCTGGGCTCAAGTTCGCGTGTGCGTCCACGAATGTGGTCATGTCGTGCAAGGCAACCGCGAGGGCTGGGCCACCTTCGATTCGCGCTACGTGACCTCTTCCAGTTTCCGTGCAGGCTATGAGGCCGAGTGCTATGGAGCTGACATGGAGATGGAGTTCTGGCGGCTGGGTACGTCGGGCTTCGATCCGTTCAAGTTCGCTCAGGAGCGCCCGTTGAGTCTCAAGAACTATGGCTGCAAGGAAGCTGAGATCGAACAGGCTCAGCAGATGCTCACCATCCGTGCGGGGCTCGTCGCGCAGGGTGTGGTTGAGACCAAGGCCGCGCAGGTGGCGATTCCGTGGTTGGAGGCGAACGTGCCGGGGCTACGCGTTACTTCTTAGCGTAAGCGACACCCAGCCCTACCGCTACACCCGTAGCAACGAGGGCCACGCTACCGCCGATGATGCCCCAGAGCCAGCTGTAGGTGGGCTTGTACTTGTAGGTGTTCTTCTCTTCGATCTCTTTCTTGAGTTGCGTGATCAGGTCGTTGATGCGCTTCTGATCGAGTGCCTGTACGGTCTTCAGGGACGCAACGATCTGGTCGTTCTTCTCGGTGAGCTTCTTGTAATCCTCAAGCTGTTGTTGCAAAAGAGGGGCAGCGTCGCGCCACAAGGCGCAGTCGTTGTCCTTCTTTTTTAGCTCCAGCGCTCCCGCCGTGTCGTAGGTAGCATGGAACTCCGTGGGACAGAGCTTCATCGTCCAGGGCGGCAGCACCTTCAAGTTCTTGGGCTGGTCGCCTACCTTTACGGGATCCGCGTGAGCCACCAATGAGAGTAGAAGAGGGAACAGGAGGCAGAGACTACGCATCGTTGATCTCCTCCCACGACTTCAGGCCCTCGAGCTTCTTTTGCCGCTCGGCGTGCGCCGTTTCGAGCGCTTTCAGCTTCTCGTCGCGAACACGGATGACGGATGCAAGCAGACGCGTTTCTGCGGCCAGATTCTCTTGGTTACTCTGTTCTTTCGCTACTTGCGCTTCGTGTTCCTTTTGCGCAAGGTCCACCTTGAGCTGCTCGAGTTCTGTGCGTGCCGCTGCTAGCTCCTTGGCCTGCTTGTTGGCCAGGTAGGAGGCATAGGCAATGGCGATGAAGCTGATGATTGCCATGATGATGGCAGTGATGTAGCCCCACGGCACCGCTTCTTTCTTGGTCTGAACTTCTGTGTTGCGCGTCGTAATGGACTTGATCAGCTCATCAAGCTTCTTACTAAGGTCGGTGGTATCCATTGCTTAGAAAATGACGTTGAGAGGATCAGAACTCGTGGCTGTTTGCCAGAGGTTAGCGGTTCCATTATCTTGGATAGCCGTGTTTCCTGCTGCACCTTTTTTGATCGTGTTGCCAGTCACGACTGTACGCATCACACTCGTAGCCAACAGAATGATGTACTTACCCGTGGCTGTGGTACCGGTGTTGTGAATACGATTGCTCGTGATCGTATTGTACGCATTGGCACCGTTGACGAACGAGAGGTTAATCATTCCCGGCGATGTAGACACCATATCGTTGAACTTGAACGAGCAGTTGTTGACCGAATTCCGGTACGTGTAATTTGCACCGGAGATTGTCGCTGCCATTTCGACCAAACAGTAGATCGCGTTGGCAAGCGTGGACCGAATGGTGCATGCTTCAATCGTGACGTCTGTCGTATCAATGACGTACCAACCGTGTGTCAAGTATCCTGTTGCACCAAGTTCAATCTTGCAATCGTCGAACATCGATTCAGGTTGGATACCGCTGAAACACGCGTAGTAGGCTGCGATATCGGTATGCGTGAGACCGCTAAGGTCCACGTATACATCTTCAAAAACCCCACTGCCTTCGATCGTGTAACGCTGTGCTGCCGCACTCTGATCACCAAACACCGTGAACTGTGCTGCACCGGATGGCGCACCCGACATGACGAAGCCACTAAGCTTCGCATTCCGTATCGTAACAAGCCCTCCAAAGCCCGTCACACGTACATAGGGGACGAGGTAGTTCAATATGAACCCATCGCCACCTGATGTAGGAATCTTGCCGGCGTTGATGATCGTGAGGCCATCGACAACACCGTTAGGAGATACGAGAATGATGGGTGAGTTATTGGCGGCAAAACGCAATAACTGATTCGCCATGTTGAAGTAAAGGTTTGTAGCAACAAGCGCATCTGCTTGCACATTCAACAAACTAGTGTAGATGTCTCCCGTACCCGTAACGGTCCACTCGACATTGTCCAGACGAATGATGCCGCCTTCAATCGAGACCACCCATTGTGCCGTGGTGAAAGGAGAACAGATGATTTTGGTGTTCGAGATAACGAGCCGTACACCGGCGGTGGCGTTAAGACCTATGTTGTTATCTGGCACGGTGATTGTGCAGTTGTCAAACATACCGCTTGAGCCACCGGCGGCCATATAGATGAGCTGTTGACCAACCCCTGTACCGGTGATTTGGGTATCCAACACGCGAAGTTTGGCTGTAGATGTCACATTGAGCAGTCTTCCATTGCCCGTTAACTGACACTGTTCGATCGTGACGTTTGCCGCTTGTACGTCTAGGAGATCCGGGCCTGAGCCCGAGATCAGATTCACGTTTTCGATACGTGAACCCGCTGCACTTGACGTGAACGTCATAGCGTAGCCGCTTGGATGGTTAGCCGTGATCGTAACACCCTCCTCCACACCAATGATGCGTATGGCCTTGGTTGTAGAGAGATTTACGCTGAAGGTGTATGACCCTTTTCGTACATGGATGGTACCGCCATTGGCGGCGGCAAGCGCCAAGAACGCGGCTCTCAGACCACCTGGACCATTGTACTGGCCTCCAGTGGATGCAGATCCATCCGTGACAGAGACAAAGACACCTGTGTGCCCACGTAGTGCATAGACCTGTTCGTCGATGTTTTCGAAGGCTTCACGGTTCGTAAGCGCTGGGTTGTGGGGGTGTGTGCCCGTGCTAACGCGCTTGACACCCTCATTGACACCGTCGTAGCAGTTGTAGAGACCTGCCATGCCATTGTAAGCCCAAGAGATCTGCAAACTATCGAATCCAAGAGGCGCAGGATAGCCGACTTGAATGAGTGAACCATCCGCGAAGAGCAACGTGGTAGAGTTGATTGCTTTACAGATAGGAATGCAATTCGGAATCTTCTCGGGCTGACGACGTGAGTTGAAGAGCTGTCCAGCGGTCAGTACGTAGTTTCCATTCTCGTACGTGCTTTGGAGCCGCCCACCAGTGCCTGTGGTGTCCACGTTCTTGTCGTACCAAACCCCGATCATGTCGCCTTCTTGGATCCGGTTTGCCGTGGATGCCGCAAAGAACGTGGCTAACACCGTGGGTGTGATCGTGTGCAACACACCCGCAACGCCCCCTTTGAGGAAACGCTGTGTGTAGTCGCCACTCCACTGTGGCGCACCCCAAAGCGCAGCCGCATTGGTGCCGGTAGAGCCCGAACCGAGAGATGCGAGCACGAGAGTGTTGGCTGCTGACACGTTCACAGCCGTGATCAGATCGTTGCACGTAGTCGTGCCCGACACGATCGTGATGTAGATATGATTCAGGTTCCCAGATGCGCCCTTCAACGTTACCGTGAGAGAGGCCCCCGCAACAATCTCCACGGAAATAGCGTTAGCATCGGCAGCTGGAAAGGCACTGCCTTCCCATTGTTTCTTCACAGAAGTGAACACCACTTCGTTGCTCGAAGGTGTTCCAACACTGAGGCTGGCTTTTGACGATCCCACGTAGGGGTACGATGTTGAACGTCCCGGAGATCCGAACGAAACCAACACAAGGTCGGTGCCTAGGAGGAAAGTTCCACTGTTGGCAGGATAGACACCTTCGAACGTAGTAGGGTTGCCTGGAACGGCGCTGTAGAGGTGTGTGTTTGCGTCCACCAAACACGCGTGTTCATGCAACACTGTACGCAACAGTTCTGTGCGTAGGCGTGTATTCTCAGTAGGACGACGAAAAATTGTTTGATTTGCGGCTTCACCGTCAGTGACAGGGAGAATGGCATTAGACTCGGGGTAATCGGTATCACCGTTGCTGGAACGGAAATCGATGACTTGGCGCATGAGCTTCTCCCTTTACGCGGTAAACTGGAGGGTCCAGTTGTAGTCCAAGCTGATGGAGCTGGTCTTTACGATGGCGCCGTGCACTTGTCGAGCCCAACACTTCAAACTTCCACCGATAGGGTCGTTCCACGCACTCGCACCGGCGGTAAAGAGTCCTGCTTCGCACAAGGTGTTTCCGTTACCTTCCGTTGTTACGAGCGTCGCCTGAAGAATTAGCTCACCGGGGAGTCCGTTGATTTTCTTGGCATCCGTAAGCTGTTTTCGAATCGTGGGATCTTCGGCGTGCAAGTTCGTGTCGTAACGGGACGGAGTCGTGTTGTTCGTCCCGAAACGCATGGACGCCAGCATCAAGTTGCTAGGCGCGTAGTCTGTTGCACGTTGCGCCACAAGCTGACGCACCACTTCAGAGGCGTCAAAGGTAATAGTGTTTCTTTTCGAGAGGGTTCGGATGATGGGACCACCGTCACCTTGGCGTACATAGATGACCAGGGTGCCTACCATTTTGAGCGTATCGATGAAGTGCATGGCGTAATCCTAGTGTCAATAGACCCTAATTTGCAAGGGTTGTTCAACGATTCCCATGTTTCCGCCACCCATGAGACGCCAATGCAACCCCATCTCAGCTACGTGGATTCCACTCAACAAGATCTCAGAGGGTGAGAACACATCCAGAATGCGCCAGTAGCCATTGTTGAGCCCCGCACTGACCGTCGCATCTTTGATCTGAAGGTGCTGCTCTTTGTGGAAGTGTTGGAACATCCCACTTGGCGTGTGTAGGTGCCAACCGTCACTCTGTAGCACCAGTTGGCCATCGTACGGCTCTCGCGAGAAGAAGGACCACAGCAAAGCAGGTGTTGTTGGTAGTTCGGGATTATCGATGCGCACCGTGTACGCGTTCAGAACATTGAGAACGCCAAAAGGCAAGACCCCTGCTGGTTCACGCACTGTAATGCGTACGCCTTCATGCAGTCCCGTCAAAAAGATGGGATCGGCTGCATCGAATTGCACCTCATTACCCAAGTTTCGTAGCGCTCCATCTTTGTATACTTCAACCTGGCAATGACCTGCAATGGGGTTGAGCCCCCCGATTAAGAAGTCTGTGTCACCCAAGGAGGGGTCTTTGGACGTCGAGGGGCTCACCACCAGGGGCCGGTAATCGACAAGGTAAGTTCCTGCTGGCCACACCGTCAGGGGGGTCAGGACGCCTGTGTAGCGGTCCAGGGTGTAGTCTCGGGGCTCCCCGTAAAAGCCGACGGTACCGACCGGAGGAGTGACGTGGAATCCGGATAGGTAGGGGGCAACACTGACCGGGGCAGGGACAGACACGCCATCTGCCACCAGAAGCGTTGCACCAGCGACAATAGACCCTTGGTGGAAGACTCGGCCAATGGGCCAGGTACCTGATTCAAGGTACAGGGAGTTTCCAATAACGATGGCATCGGTCTCGTCCCATGTTACGTCGATCAGTACATTCGGATCAACCATCAGCATCGTATCAACGAAGTTGCTGGCTGGTTCGATATACGCCAGGCAGTAGCCTGGCTTTGCAATGAGAACCAACTCACGCAAGTCTTGTACGAAGTCTGGTGTCACGATCTCCGTGATGTTGGGGTCGAAGCTGACGAAGAACATGTGTTGCTTGAGGAACGTGTTCATTACTACGTTCGCCATTTTGCGGCGCTTTGCAGGCGTTGTTCCAATGAACGGAGGTACAACTCCCTCATCATTGGCCCCAACAAAGAAGCCAGGATCGCCGATGTGGGGGTCATCGATAGCGCCGAGCTTGTTCTCGTACAGAAGCGGCAACGTTGTGCGGCGTTCACTGCTTTCTTCCGGTAACAAGGTCTGAGGAATGATGATGCTTTCCCACCATGTGGGGTCTTGTACATAATCCGTGACACTGAACATGGTGGTAAACGGCTCAAACGCTTCGAATGTGATCTGAATATCACCAGTGACCCAGTTCACGATATCCGTGCGCACGGGTACATGCGAATCGAATTTGTACGTGTACTTCGTACCGTCGATGCGCTGTGTCGTGACTTGCTTCAGGGTGGGGTCGCTGATCGCGTCGTAAGATAGGAGATACTCACCGTCATCCCGCGCAACAGGGAGTCCCGCAATCACATTGAGTGCTGCTTCAATGTGTTGCATGGTCGGACCCAACACGTAGAGCTGAAAGATGCCGCGAATGAAATTGCGGTAGGTTTCCGACGATGGCGCAAAGCGATTGATGTATTGCCCGTAGTTGTTGTAGAGGTGATACTTATCAACTTTGGCGTCAGGTGCCCATAACGCTACTTCACGCACAGGCAGCGTTGTCGGGCTTGTAGTTAGTGCTCCAGTTGTGCGTACAGCCGTGAGTTCACGGAGCCAGCTGTACTCTACATTGGTCATCTCGAGCGGGTTCAATCCCCATTGACCAGCAAATCGCCCGATCTGAGTGATGCGGCCCGTTTCGTAATCGACGCTGTACTCGACACCTTCTTGGACAGTGTGATAACCACCGTTATAACTGTTACCTACAACGCCGTGCGCCACTAACGACCCGCGTACGATACGGGTATGGCTTAACTGAACCACATAACCATCGTGGATTTGCCAACCGATAGCGTAATTTGATAGATCGGGGCAACTAGCTGATCTATCCAACACGGCATTACGCGTATCAATGAGTCGCTTGATTCTGTACGTTCCGCTGTTGGTCACACCGACCAGCTTGACGGTTACGGTTTCAGGAACGAACGCTCCTTCGATGTGGCCGACGGTCTCACTATCGATGGTCTGAAGGTTGTACCGTCCGTTTTGTCCGTAACTACTCCCCGTAATCTCAAGGGTTGCGTTCTCAACAGCGGTGGCGAGAGGTGTCGTCATGACACCGCCAGAACGCGTGAGCGTACCGTCCGCCGCGAGGGTAGCCGTCCACGTGATATCACCACAGAGCGTGAGATCAACGTAGCGACCCTTCTCGGTTACCGTATTGAAAACAGTAGTTGAACCGATGGGAAGCTGAAGTACGGTATCGTTACCCGACCGAATGAGTAGGGCGTTGTACAAGTTAACGGTAGGCTTGACTGTACCTTGTCGAGTGTACGTCGTGAATTCTTCGGGCACCAAAGAGTTAGTTGGTTTGCGAAGAAGCACGTACTCGACATCTTCAACGGCTTCCAACAGACCTTTGGTAGGGCCGAAGTACAGCTTATCATGTCGAACAACTGTGATAGGGAAATCAATAGGTACAGTAGGAAGCGCATCCTTCACGAGGGGGTCAGTGGAGCCTAGTACACGAAGGGTGTCTCCTTTGCAAATAGCTAGACCACGTGGCGCACCAAAATACCACGATTGCACTGACGTTGTAGCACGCAACGCCTCATCGTCAAACGCACCACCAACGGTGACATCAACCGTTCGATTTGCAAAACCTGGTTCTGCTATGAACGTCGTCTCAAAGAGTTTGACAACCAGGCTGCCGTTATTCGCTTCGGGGAGTGTGATCGTCCCCCCGACCAGCACGGTTTGTGGATCAATGACGTCTTTGATGGGGAAAACATTATTGTTGCCCGACGCGCTTTCGGTGATCTGAACCCACTGACCAATCCGCGCAGAAGCGAAAGGCGCTTCATCATTATTTACGGTGTAAAGCCGCGCAAAAAGTCCAGTTCCATGGGTGAGTAAACTACCAGTTTCGGTAGTGCTAATGACTAGACCTGATCGACCACTGGGGTCGGCACGAAACTGAAAGATGTAGTCCTCGTTGTCCTGCCCGTAGTCAATGCCGGACTCAAGTACAGCCGTTGGTTCGAGAACTTTGTTTTGTAGTATGTGCGCGG